GGGGGGTGGCCGCCGGGGGGGCCCGGGCGAAGGCCGCCGAGGCTGTGGAGGGCGCGGATGAATAGTGTAGACCGCGACCGCCTGATGCTCCGTGCCGAGGCGGCCTTGGTGCTTCAACGACGCGTCGCTCGGGAGGAACTTTGGGCTTACTGCCTCTATCTGGATGGGGACTTCTTTAGTCGACGCCCGGTGCTAAAAATCGTGGCCGAGGCCTTCGAGCGCGTTGCCCGGGCCTACGACGAGGGGCGCCTCCGCCGATTGGCCGTCAGCCTTCCACCCCGTGCGGGCAAATCGTACCTCACCACGGTCTTTATCACTTGGATGCTGGGGCGCCACCCATTGGAAAGCGTGATGCGAAACACCTGCTCCGGCCCCCTGTATGAAAAGCTCTCTTACGATACGCTGGACATCCTTCGCAGTCGCCGATTCGCAGAGGTCTTCCCCGACGTGCGCCTCCGCCGCAACGCGCAGAACGTCGGCGGTTGGAAGATCGATGGCACCCGGCAGGTGAGCTATTTCGGCGGTGGCGTAGGGGGCACCGTGATCGGTTTCGGCGCTTCGATGCTGGCCGTCACGGACGACCTCTACAAGTCGCTCGAGGATGCCCTCTCGGAGACCGTCAACGAGAAGACCTGGAGCTGGAAGCAGGGCACGCACGACAGCCGTATCGAGCGCCATTGCTGCTCCATCGATATAGGCACCCGCTGGAGCGCACACGATGTGCTCGGGCGTATGGAGGAGGCTGGCCTATACGACGAGATCGTGCGCATACCTGCCCTCGACGAGCGTGGAGAGTCCTTCTGCCCCGACGTCCACACCACGGACTATTACCGCCAGCTGCGCGCTGAGCTCGACGAATCGATCTGGGCCGCCGAATACATGCAAGAGCCCTACGAGGCCCGTGGCTTACTCTTCCCGCCGGGTGAGTTGAAGCGCTTCAAGCGGGCCGACATCGCCGGGCGCACGCCGGACGGTGTGATCGCCGCCGTGGATACGGCCGACCTCGGTGAGGACTTCTTTGCCGCCCCCTTCGCTCTCGTCTTTGGCACGGAGCTCTACCTTGTCGACGCGCTCTTTACCCGCGATGGCATCGAGGTGACCGCCCCTCGACTGGCCGCGCAGCTGATCGAACGGGCCGTGGATATGGTGCGCATCGAGTCCAACAATGGCGGACGTGCCTTTGCCCTCGAGGTGGCCCGTCTGGTCAAGCTGGCCGCCCCGCGTAGCCGTTGCACGATCGAGCCCCGCCGTACGACGCAGAACAAGGAGACGCGTATGCTGATGAAATCCGGATGGATTAAGCAGCATGTTCACTTCCTCGATCAGAGCGAGTACACCCGCGCCTCGGAGTACGGCCGCTTCATGGACAACCTCACCGGGTACAAGAAGGAAGGCAGCAACCGCCACGACGACGCCCCCGACGCCCTGACCATACTGGCCGAACTCTACGCCTCGCTGGATGGCAACTACACTAGCCGCTCTATTCGTCGCGTGGCTCACCAGGGCGGAACGCGCCGGTAATCACCTCAACAACGTCAACAACTTAACAATTCAACAACAATGGGAGTAATCAATTACAACGGTGCCCTCTATCTGGCCACCGGCATAGACAACAGTGGCCTCCGCCGCGACGCAAGTGAGGCAGAAAGCATTATCGAACACTTGGGACGGACGGCCCAGAGCGTGGGCGCCATGATGGGAGTAGCCTTTACACTGGACGCCGCCAAAGATTTCGCCGTCAAGGTGGCCACCGTTCGTGGAGAGTTTCAAAAACTTGAAGCAGCCTTCAAGACCATGCTCGGAAACAAGGAGGCGGCCGACCGTCTGATGCAGCAACTTACCCGTACAGCCGCCACAACGCCTTTTGGCATGGAGGAGGTCGCAGGCGGCGCCAAACAGCTGCTTGCATACGGCGTGGCTGCAAACGAAGTGAATGACACCCTTGTACGCCTCGGGAATATAGCCTCCGGGCTCTCTATTCCCTTGAATGATCTCGTATACCTCTATGGTACCACTATGACCCAGGGGCGTCTTTTCACACAGGATCTTCGGCAGTTCATGGGCCGCGGTATTCCCATTGCCGATGAGTTAGCAAAGCAGTTTGGCGTGACCAAAGATCAGGTGCAGGGACTCGTCGAGGCGGGCAAGGTGGGTTTCCCAGAGGTGCAGAAGGCCCTCGAATCGCTCACCAACGAGGGCGGAAAGTTCTACAACCTCATGGAAGAGCAATCCAAGACCATCGCTGGTAAGATCTCCAACCTAAGCGACGCTATAGAGATGATGTTTAACGACATCGGGAAGAGTAGCGAGGGCGTGATAGCCAATGCTCTCGACGGCGTGACGTCACTGGTGGAGAGCTATAAGCAGATTGGAAGCGTATTGGCTCAGCTGGTTATCGCATATGGGACATATAAGGCTGCTCTGATTGCCATAACCACAGCGAAGAGCGTCTACACAAAAACAAGTACCGCCATCACTGAGCAGATGGCCCTCGAGCAGCGGCTTGCCCTTTCGATGGGAAAAGAGATCACTGAATCAGAAGCGCGGCAAGCAGCGCAAACGAAACTGCTTTCTGCAGCGAAGGCTGGTCTCGTGTCCAAACTGAAAAATGTAGCCACGGCGCTTGCTCCAAACCTGTATGCCGCTGCCATCGTAGCCGTTGGAGCACTGGCCAAAGCGCTCTACGATATGGCTTCAGAGGCTTCCGGGGCGGAAAGGGCTGTCGAGACCCTGAATAGGGTGACACGGGAAGCCGAAGATGAAGCGGAAAAAGAGCGGGCGAAGATCGATTTGCTCATCGCAATAATCAAAGATGAAAACACCGTTAGATCAGCCAAAGAGAAAGCTCTTCGAGACCTGCACGCTATCGCTCCGGACATCCTCGGAGACATCACAATGGAAATGATTGCGACGGGGAAATACATACCCGTTGTTGAACGGCTAACCGCCGCACTCCGAGCAAAAAATCAAGCGGAAAGGGAATCTGACGAGATCGCACAGTCTCGTGCACGCGTCAAAGCCATCCAGAACGACGCCAAAAACGGAACCTCCGATCGCTCCTTCTTTCATCGTTTTTTGGCTGGAGTTACGACCGTCGGACAAAGTGTCTCCGGGATGCCTGTAAACGGTCGCACCTACGAAGACCAGTACGACAAGCTCACCAAAGAGCGAAACAAAAAGAGGTTGAGAAATGAGCTCGACTTCCAAAGGACGATGACCCAAAATGCAGTCAAAAGCGCCAATGAACACGCTAAAGCAATGGCTGATGCCAAAGGCGCGGCAGGGAATGAATCCCAGACTCTGGCCGGACTAAGGAAGGAGATCCAAAATGGAGACGCCTTGCTGAAACGCATGCGCGCCGAGGCAGCCTCTGGCAAAAGAAGCCTCGAAGATGTGGAGGAGCTTGAAAAGAGACAGAACGAAAGAAAGGATCAGTATCGAACCATGACCGGCCAATCGTATGACCGAGGATCTAAGGCCGGCGCCTCCGCCTATAAGAAAAACCTTAACGAGCTCGAGAAGGAAAAGAGAGAGAAGGCCGAGGCGATGGCCGAAATCGAAGAGCTCACCCGCAACGCACGCAAGCGCATCGAAGACGCCGACCTTGAGATGATGAACGAGGGCCTCGAGAAGAAGCTCCAAAAGATTGATCTCGACTACCAACGAGAGCTTCAAGAGATCGAGGAATGGAAGAAGAAACTCGAAAAGGCCAACAAGACACTCACGGGAAAAGAGGCCCTGACCGAAGATCAGCAAGCATACTACGAGGCGTCCAAAGCTGCTATGGATCAAAAGAACATGAAGGCACGTGCGAACGCTACCAATGAATGGAAACGCAAAGAGGCCGAGGCCTACGATGAAATGCTGCAAGCCTTTGGCAACTACAAAGAGAAAGAAGCCGCCATCGCACGCGAATACGCCCGTAAGATCGAAGACGCCGAAAAGGAAGGACGCACCAAGGAGGCTGAACGCCTCCGACGGGAAGCAATTCAGAAGCAAGCGGTCGCCGCTGAATCGGAGCTTGGAAAAGATGACCACCTCAAGACCTTCTTCAAGCACACCGAGAAGCAGACCCTGCAAACGGCGAAAAAGGTGCGTGTTGAGATCGCGAACACCATCAAGTATCTTAAGACGAAGGGAGCAGAGGGCACCGTAGACGCCGAAAAAGCGAAGTTGCTACAGCGTATGCTCGGAGACCCCGAACTGGTACGCCAAACTTTAGAGGGCCTCGAGACTGATCTCGAGAAGGTGGACGATACGATCGAAGGCATTCAACACCAAAAGGTCTTTGATGCGTTGATTGCCAACTTCAAAAAGCTGCGTAAGTCTGTCAATGGATCCACTGAGCAGATGAGTGCCCTCAACAGCGTGATCAGCGGTCTGAGCAGCGTGGGTAGCATCATCTCGCAGCTGGGAAACGCCATGAGTGATTGCGACATTAAGGCCGGTAAGGTGGTTTCCACCATCGGCAACGCCATCACCAATGCAGCCAGCTTTGCCGCTGCGGGTGCCAGTGTGGGCGGCCCGTGGGGAGCTGTAGCCGGTGCAGTTGTGGGCGCAGCCTCTGCCATTATTCCAGCTATCGGCAAGGTGGAGGAGTGGACGGACGCAATGGAAAAGAGTTATCAGTCTCAGCTGAAATGGTTGGATCAAGCCAAAGCGGCCAGTATGGAGATCGTAAAGGGATACGGCAGCATTGAAGAGAAGCTGAAGGCCGCCACTGAGGCTGCAAACATCGCCGCTGAAGAGTTAGAAGTGATCAAAGAGAAAACTCGAGAAAGAAACTCGAAGAAAGCCAACGATGGAGACGGACACAGTACGGGATACTATAATGCAGACCGCGCACTGGGATTCGTGCAACAGCGAGGTGGATTCGACAACTACAATCGGTTCTGGGAAAACACCCCCGAAGCCAACGGATACAAGAGCGCTGAAAAACGTTACAGATGGGACAAGCACGTGGTTCAGGGTAAGAAGCGCGGCTCCCAAGGGGCGGGATACTTCGAGATGGAATGGGATCGAGGGTACAGGCCGCAATCAGTGGAAGGCTTTGACGTGGAAGCATTGGAGAAAAACGGCATAGACGTCAAAAAGCTGCTCACGGACACGGCGAATTACACCCAAAAACTCACTCTTGAACAGCTAACAATGCTCACAAGGACGCACAGAGCTTTTTTGAAGGTGCTCGATTCGAGCACACAGGACGCTATTTCTGCGAGAAAGAAAATGCTTGAGGACGAGAAAAAGAGGAAGGATGAGGAACTTGCCGGCTTTACGGGCGTCTCATTCGATGGGCTGCTTTCCGAGTATGAGAGCTTTCTGAAGAAGGTGGGCGACGGATCGAAAGACCTCGGAAAGACCATCGAGGGGCATCTCCGAGACGCCATTATCAAAGGCCTTATCGATAAGAAAACAGAAGAGCGGATCAAGAAGGCTTACGAAAGAATTGCGAACCTCATGAAGAACCGCGAAAAGATGAGTGCCGAAGAGTATCAGAAGCAACTCCAAGAGGCCAAAGACGAGCTCACGCAGATCTACAAAGAGCTCGCCGAAAAGAAGAAGGAGGCCTTCGACAAGACGGGACTCAAGGACTATGAAGAAACGAAGGAGAACTCCATGCGTGGAGCGTTGGCTAAAGCCTCACAAGAAAGCATCGACCTGCTTGCTGGCGTTATGGGTGCCATTCGTGTGTCCATAGAACAGATTGTACGGCTGTTGAATGAGAGTCGCGGCAAGGGGGGAGGCGTGGCTGAGTACTATGACTCCATCCGCCAATCATTCGCGGCGCTGCGTGAGATTCAAATCGCAGGTTGGAAAGAGGTTACAGCGATTAAGGAGATGGTGCAGCAAATACACGTCACGCAGGTGACTGTGGCACAGCTCTCTCAAACCGTGGCCGACCATACGGCTTCGATCAAAGAGACCAGCCGACGCATGGCCGAGAGTATTACAGCAATCAATAACAGCGGCGTGAAGATCAAAGGAGGAGGACTCGGATTATGACCCACACACTCATTGACGGGCAAAACATTTACGACACATTCGGAGCCACGCTTTCTCCGGATTCGTTCGGCAACATTCTGAAGTATCCCGCACGGGAGGCGGTTCACCAGACAGACTTTGCCGAATCGCACGGCATACAGGCCGACCTGCGTTTTTTTCGCTTGCAGCGCCGCCGCTTACAGCTCACCTTTTTCTTGGCTGGCGATGGCGAGGCAGACCTACAGGCACGCATCAAGGCTTTTGTTGACAAACTGGCTGCCCCAGACTGGCATACGTTTGACTTTGGGATGGGACAGTTTTTCTCTTTTCGCTACGTGTCTACCTCTGGCCTTGTCATGCACCGTCTACTTGCCCCCAATCGTGCCGGCGCCACACTTACGGTAATGATGGAAGAGCGCACCTTCCCGGGACTTATACGGACGAGTTATTACATGGTCGTAGGCCCCACCCTCGTGCCACATACTCCGCGCGGAGTGGCTTCGATTCGGGGTGTAGACCTTGGAGATTATGGCGCGTCGCTCGATGATGTATATACCGGCGTAGTGGCAGCACCGGCTGAGCTGAAAGAGCCGTACAACGACGGCAGGACACTTCATCTCGACACACCGCGAAGAAAGTCCGCCGACTGGACACTCTACATCGATCTCGCGGCTCCAACGCTGGATCACTTCATACACAATTGGAGCGCGCTCTACAACGCCATCGCAGCGCCGGGCACATTCCCACTCTACCTGCGTGAACGAGGCGCCACGTCGGAGGTCTTCTACAGGGATTGCACGGCGTGCACTGCCATCTTTGGTACGTGGCACGCAGCCAAAATGCAGATCAAAGTCACCTGCCCCACCGGGGAGTAGTGGGTGATCGCAGATGTCCCTTCTACTTTTGCCGCCGAACAACAAACAACAAACAACGAAAAACTAACAATGAACAACTAACACCTAAACAAACCAACGGGCCTTTAGGCCCCAACAACTAAACACCTAAACAACCCACCTCACCCAGAAAATGAGTGTAGTATCCGAATTGATGCAAGAGACCGCCACGCTGGCTGACACGCCCGCGGTGATCCCCTTTGCCTTCCAGAATGTGCCCGAGGGTAAGAACCCGGGCGAAGCCATATCGATCAAACCCATCACCGTGGGCACATGGTTTCGCATGCGCCCCTTGCTGGCGGCTATCGATAAGGCGGACGTCGAAAGACTGATCGCGCGACCAAAGCCCGAGGGCGACGCGCCCGAGGACGACAGGGCCACGACGGACGGCACTCCGTCTGCTGACGCCTTGGAGGTCATGCAGCGATACGGCGAATTGGTCTTCGAGATCGTCTGCCTTGGGATCCACAACCGCCCGGGCGACATGCCCCGATGGTTTCGAGAGACGCTCCAAGAGAGCGCCACGTGGCGAGACCTCTACGTGCTCCTTAACGCCATACTGTACCGCCTCGGTGTGCAGTCTTTTTCCAACTCTATCACAGTCCTGAAAGCTGTGAGCCCGCTCGGAGAAGAGGAGATGATAGCCCTTCAACGGAACAAGACCGCCTGGACGCAGAAAGCCCTTTCGGCTTCCTCTCAGCCGCCAACGAGGCCTTCGGATACAGCCACCGAGAGACCCTCGCCGCACCCTATGCCCTGATGTTGGCCCTGATGCGTGAACGCGGCTACACCGTGAATAAGCGCAATCGTGAGATGGAGCGAGGCGATGACTCCAAGGGCGACGATGGCGAGGAGTACAGAATGATACGAGACTTTGAGACGGGCGAAATGCGGCCCGTACGCGTAGCCAAGGGTGGACGGATCTGATCCGCCACCCACCCCAAACAGACAACTAAACAGAAACAAAAACAGACAACACCGAATGATCATCTATAGAGCAGGTAAGCAGATTGCAGACGTATGGGTCGGCGCCGCCTCCTACACGCTGGAGGAGATCAACGGCGCCCGGATCGCCTACGTGGAGTTCACCACCCTACAACCGATCGGGCTGACCGTGAATGACTACATCACCTATAAGGGTGAGACGTACTACGTCCGTCACCGCGAAGACGTCACGAAGGAGGAGGTCAGCCGCGGCTTTGCGTACCGCGTGAAGCTCTACCACGAGATGTACCGACTGCACGACGTCGTGGCCTTCCCCTACGAGAAGCCCGACTTCCGTAAGAACATGAGCAAGTACAACGGCACGGCCAGCCAGCTGCTGGACATCGTGGTGCGATCCATGAACCGCGTGCACGCCGGATGGAAGGCAGGCAGCTGTGTGGAGACGAAGGCCGAGACGTTCGATCTGAAGGACAAGACGTGCGCCGAAGTCGTCAGGGACGGCCTCTGCGGGGGGACATCTCAAGGACGCCGGCGAATTTTGACTGGTACATGTAGGGGCGTCCTCTGCCGAGGCAGGGAAGTTTGCCTGGTACCCGTGTAGGGGCGAATTGCATTCGCCCCCCCCAGACGTCCCGACAGGGGACGGGCGCCAGACATTTCACGGTACCCGCCGAGGATTGGGCCAAAAACCGATTCGGAGCCCAAAACCCGCCGAGGATTGGGCCAAAAACTGATTTGGAGCCCAAAACCCGCCGAGGATTGCGCCAAAAATCGATTTGGAGCCCAAAACTTGCCTCGTTTTGCACCAAAAATCGATTTGAAGCCCAAAATGACCCTCGGATTGGGCTAAAAACAGGATTTAAGCCCGCGGCGACCCTCATTTTGGACTAAAAATCAATTTGAAGCCTGCGGCGAGGGTCATTTCACGCCAAAAACAGGATTTAAGCCCGCGGCGACCCTCGTTTTGGGCTAAAAATCAATTTGAAGCCCGCGGCGAGGGTCATTTCACGTCAAAAACAGGATTTAGGTCTGCGGCGACCCTCGTTTCACGTCAAAAACAGGATTTTGCCCCCAAACGAGGCACGTTTTGCTGGTTTCGGGTACACGTCGGCCTCGATAGGGGCAACAAACGGCGCTTTCGGGTACACGTTCCCCACAAAAACACGCCGGGCGCCCCCACACCGCCCCCC